CGTAATATGAATAGATGAACCATCATTATTTATATCTTCTAAAATGTATCCACCTACATTTTTTTCATCGATGGTTCCTTTAACTGGAGGAAGATTTTCATATACATTTGCTGTCTTACCATCTTCCAAAATAGGTCTCTGACGATTCCTAATAAGAATCATAGGATTTCCGCCGCCAGCTTCATATTCTTTAACAGACCTCCCAACAGAATTATAACCACCATCTGTTCCTCCAGAACCTATAACAATATTATCTTCAACTGTATAAACCGTTCCATCCCCCTTATAGTCCTTATACCCAGCAAAATCGGAATTATATCCTTTATCATTATCTCTATTATCATCATAACTACCAAATCTTATAGATTGACCAAATCTACTTTCAACTATTAAATCTCCTTCACGCCTCTTAAGACTGCGAATGCTTTTATTAATATAAAAATATCTACCTAATACTCCTCTGAATTGAGTATTAGATATAGGAGACGTATAAGATGTTGGACCTTGAAATGGTCGATATGGAGCTTCAGGGTCAGAATCCAATATTAATTCTCTATTTCCATCTATAGGAGATATTGAAGTTGCATTATATCCGCCTATGGTTTTTTCAATTAAAAAATCAGCATTAATATTTGGCCAGTTAAATAAATTGATTTTTCGAGTGTAATAATATTTTCCAAGATATGACACCACTCCTACAACTTCATTTAAAAGAGGATATTCGAATAAATTAGATTCAAGTGGTGTAGCCCACACCAAATCCTCTTTTTCTACCATTTGTTGACTATAGTATAACCTAACTAAAGCTTTTCCTATCCACGTATAATCCGGGTCTTTATTTTTAACTGGTTGACCTGTAACATCAGTAGGCCATTGTTGAGAGTTTAAAGTATGTTGAGGTTGACCTGGATCACTAAAATATGGGTGATTTTTATCTAAAATAATATCTAAAACAAGCGCCGGTTCAATTTCATAGAACTCAATATTCTTAGTACCAGTCCTTTGCAGCATTGTATTGCTGTCCAAATTGACCATTGCGTTTTTAGGAGTATTCCAATATCCAGGCATATTACTTCTTTTCTATGACATTTATAACGGCTTCCTCTGATTTTACTATGGCTTCAAACTCGGTATTCATTTCAGCCATAATTTGTCTTCTCTCTTCATCTGACATACCAAGCCCTCCTGAAGCCGCCTTTGCCTGTTCATCTGCAACAATAAGCTTTTGGATTATAGCTGCTAAACGAATAAGATGTTCATCATTTACATTAGCCGCATTGATGTAATCTTTAATGAAGGGAATAATTAGAGGTGCATCGTCAATTTTTTGACACATTTTACGAAGATCATTTATGAGAATTTCCAATTGTTCTTTCCTATGCAATTGGTTAGCATAAATGTCTCTACACAAATCTTTGAAGGATTTGCCTCTAAAAATCTCAAAATCCGTATCCATATAACCTATAAATAGAGATTTATTGGTGTTATACCTTCATATAACTATCAGTATTTATGTATCCTTGGTTTAGATATGATCGGCGGCTTCAGGAGGGCTTGGTATGTCAGATGAAGAGAGATGTTATTTTGATATTGCTTCATCTTGTTAATAACTTTGGTTATCTGCTGTGTTTTACAAGACGAAATTTCTCTAATATAGAGATACAAAGCCTTTTTGTTAAAAGCATCAATTCTATCTGATCTTCTAAATAACTCTATTACAGCATTAGCTATATCTAAATCACGTTGTTTGGTGAAGATTTTTCCTACATTATTTTCCCAAAATCTAACCATAAGTTTCATAAACTCATGCATTTCTGCTTCTTTATAATGCTTATCTTCACTCTGAAGTTGAACAGTATGTTCGTCTCTTTCTTCACTAATATCTACGTGTTGATTAAATCTCTTATATGTGGAATTATTTAATGCAATAAGATAATGCTTTGCGATGATTGAAAAATAAGAGAATGCTTTTCCCTTACCTGCTTCAAACTTGTGAATATTTGCAACAAGATGGGCAACAGTTTCCTTTTGGACCTCTAAAGGACCTGTTTCAAAATATGAAAATTTGAAAGTATTAAAGATATTTTCTACCAACTTTTCAAATGGATATTTTATTCTATTATTATAAAGATCTTCACGCCTATCATGATCATCTGTCTTGTTGAACTCAATGATGGCATCTTCAGTATCTTGTGAAAAATATATTATGCCGGGAGACTTTTTACGTCGAGTCTTTCTTACCTTTATTGGAAACAAACCAGCCTCAACAAGTTTTACTTGTTTCACTTCTTTTATTTTAGGCTGTTTTTTTACTTGCTTCTTAATCTTTAAAACCTTTTTAATGGTTTTCTTTAGTTTCTTTATCTTTTTGTGGACATTATGGGCCTTAACGTTTTTCTTTTTACGCATAGAAAACTTATTCTCCTTTTGGGGTTTCTTCCTCTTCTTGTGTTAGTTCATTAAGTTCCTGGAGTATTTCGAGGATCTGTTGAAAAGATACTCCCACTTCATCATCTTTAGAAAACATAGCTTTGTCGTCAAGTTGCTTCATTTGAACATATGTGTTCATGATTCTTTCTTTCATCCTAATAACAACATCATTATACATTTGTTCGTAGATGTCAGATTTTATCATTTGGCGATTGCCAGCTATCCAAAGTAGAATATTAGCGGCGAGTGATGCAGAGAGCAAAACTCCGAGAACTACCGATATTAATATAAGCATAGTTTACTGTTATTCTTCTTCAAGATAGGGTTCATCTTGGAAGTCTATGGCATATTCCAGTACTTCGTTGACTTCTTCCCAATCTTGATGTTTAACGGCATTGCTTAATAGTTTTACAATATAGTCGATGTCTGATTGGTTCATTGTTGACATATATAGTATTCAAATTATTAAAATGCCATAATTTTGCTTAACAATAGTCCAATTCCAGGATTTGTCAAGCAACTATTTCTTAAAATACGCTTTAAAAAAAGCATCATGCCAAGGAACCGGCTCTTTCGCTGGTTTGGCATCTGTTATAATTTGTTTTACTTCTTCTTTAGGAGGCTCTAAAATTGCAAGTGGTGGCTCTACCACTGTAGTTGGTATTACCACAGTATTTTCAGGAGCTATCTCAATATCATCCTCTTTTTTATATACAATGACGTTATATGCTAATATTAGACCAATAGCAAGAGGATCGAATACAAAAATAATCATCAAAATAAACCATCTGGCTACTTTATCAAGAGGCATCCCCAAAGCATCTGCTACGAATTTAAAGGTTTGTATATCTTTGTGAGAGTCTGCCCCAAGTTTTAATTGGTTTACCTGATTATCTATTTTACCTATATCATCAACCGAAGTTTGAATTTTCTGATTTTCGTCTTTGATATTCTTATCGGTTTCTGTTATCTGGTCAGATATCAACTGGAATGACGATTTAAACGCAATAGGCGTTCTCATTAATGTATCATTGGTAGATAGTGTAGATAGTTGACCTTGTTGGACGGATCTTAGTTTAGTTAGTGCATCTATACTTTGTTTGGCAGCAGATATCTTATCTTGATGGTATGTTTTTTGACTTTCTGTTGTTGTAATTTTATTCTGAACCGCTGCATATTCTAATGAAGATTTTTGGTATGCCATCGAAAGGTATCCAAATACACCCAGCGAGGTAATGACCATCAAAGTTAATATAGCAAGGATAAGATATGTTTTTAGGTATTTCTTTGTTTTATTCCAATAACGATAAAGAAACGTGACACCTACAAGTTTACCTATTTCCAGTGAAGATGCCATTATAACTGTAGATATAAAGGCTCCGGAAAATAAAATAGAAATTCCGTAGACTGAGAAAAAGGCAGCGCACATGGCTATAAAAAGAGCTGACACTCCTAAAATCCAGTGGAATTTAGCATGGGGTAATAGTTTATCTTTCATATGAATAAGTGATATAACTATTATGTAAAATACCCATAAACGTATACATTAAGAAGAAGAATTGTATTTGGTACATCCATCCTTACATTATTAGAAAGATATGGAGCATACAAAGGAATTGTAACTTGAGTATCAATAATATCACTGTGAGATGAAAACGTACCTCTTGCTTGATAACTATTAACGTATAATGAATTTACAAGCCCTGCATAAGCTTGAAGTTGTATATAAAGTATAAGAGCTGTAGCAGTCGTAGGCACTACTCCACTAATATCATGGTATGTAGTAGCTCCTGTTGATATACCTGGTATTGCATAACCAGGGGCAGCTATCCATTTAATAGCTCCTGTACCTACACTCAATGCAAAACTAGCAGTGGTAGATTGATTAGCATAAGATGCCGTTTTTGCATAAGAGGATGATACAGAACTAAAAGATGAAGATGCCCACGATGATGATATAGATGACGTGACAAGTTGTATAGAAGATGGAGGAACATTATAATATGATGCTGTTATAGCATTACTAGATGATAAAGACTGATATGAGAATTGAGATATTAATGAATATGATGAAGTAATTGATTGATCTGATGTTAAGGAATTACTAGATGATAAAGCAAATGATGCGTATGAAGATGATACAGAATATGACGATGACACAGAATTACTGGCTGTACCAAATAATGATGCTGTAGCGGTTCCATTTAAATAGGAAGAACTAATAGATGATGAAGCCCAAGAAGATGATAAGCAGGAACCACTTACATCCATCCAATCGCCGAAAGAACTTATGTAAGTTCTATATGTAGTCAATATAGCACCAGATCCACTCTGGACAATTGGTATGAAGTCCATAGATCTTACTGTGGGATATAAATCTAAACTACTTATTCTAATACTTGTTGACATAAATTAAGTTATTACTGGAATTCCAAATGGATATGAAATAATTCCACCTGTTAGATTTCCATCATCAAATAATGCAGATAATCCTAATGCAGCTCTCCAAGCAGATATTCTTACGGTTAATCCGGCATAACTTCCAGCACCATTATTGGTAAAATATGTGTGGAGAACAGTTTTTCCTGGAGCTAAGGCAAACGTAACGTATATATTACCAATAATATACCATGCAAATGGTCCTCCCCCTCTATTATCAGCAAACATTAAAGCGTGGGGTGATGGACCTACAGCAACGCCAGTGGTGATACCATTTTCTTGAGCTATATAAATTCCATTATTTGTATCAAAATCAAATCTCATTACTTGTGCAAATGCCGGTGCTCCACTATGACCAGTAATAAACCAGGCAATAGTATTAGCATATTCATAATTTCTAGATTTAACCCCTATAAAATTAAAATTGACCGCATCATCAACTGAAGCAACCATATATAAATTACTAATGTATGGATAGGTGTATGGACTCACAGAAGAAATATAACTAGCTGTAAGAGCATAAGATGCAGTTATAGCCACAGAAGAACTTAGTGAACTGCTAGCCCAAGATGAAGATAAAGATGATGTAGCGAATGGAGGTACATTTTGTGGTATAGAAAAATTGAAATAAGATGCAGTAATAGCCAATGATGATGTTTCAGAATTTCTAGAATAAGAAGACGATGTTGATACTCTTGAATAAGATGAAGATATGGTTACTAAAGAGGCAGACGAAAAAATAGATGACGATGCCCAAGAAGAAGATGTTGAATAATCAGCAAATGGTGATCGTAAAGCATTAGATGCCGTAGAATTATTAGGATAGATTAGAAAACTAGACGATATAGAATATCCTCCTCTATCAGACCAACTACAAGAAATAGCATAAGAAGACGATATAGCATGAGAAGAAGATAGAGCAGAACCACTAGCTGCCATCCAATTTCCAAAAGAACTTACAGGAGTTCTATATGTTGTTAATGTAGTTCCCGATCCACTTTGTACAATTGGAATAAAATCCTGAGATCTTATTACAGGATATTGGTCTAAACTACTTATTCTAATACTTGTTGCCATATTAATCCGTTACTACAGTCCATCCAAGAGATGAAGACAATTGTGCAATGTATACTACCATAGCAAAAGATGGCGGAGGACCATATCCCGTCATTTTAAATGTCCCACTTATTTGAGCATTTGATATCAAATTAGATGCAACAGCCTCTAAAGATGCCGTAGAAAATAGTGCGTGTGATATATCTAAATACGACGTAGATATAGGTAAAGATGGCAAAGATAATACAGATGTATTATTGATATCAAAATAAGATAATGATGCAGGTAATAGTGTGAAATTATTTAAAGGAGATAATGCAAATGATGCTGAAATTACATTATCTGGCAGTGTAAGTATAGAACTAATAGAATTTCTATCACCAATAATAGTATGAAGAGTATTTGGAAGAGATGGTAGGGATACCAAATTATTTAAACCAAAGTTTAGATAATTCAAAACACTAGATGAAAATGGTTGTAATACTGATATATTGTTATCAGAACAATTCAAAAAAGTAATAGTATCTGGAATCTTCGGTAAAGTTATTAAGAAATTATCCGCACAATTCATTACACCCAATGACGTATTCAACAAATCTGTAATACTAAGTAAACTACATCCATGACAACTCATAGTTTGTAGAGTATTAGGAAAATTATAATCAAATGTAGAAATTAAACCATTGTTATCACAAAGAAAAGTCTTTAATGTAGAGCATTTCCAAGTATATCTCACATCACTAACAGATTGATTAGATATGTCCATCATTGTTATATTACTAGATCCAGTGGTTAATAAACCAGGCAAATTATCTGTAAATGGACCTCCCATACTAGAAGAAAAATTAATTGTAGCTCCAGCAGGAACTATTACTAAATCTATTAGTTCATCAGTATAAGCACTTAATATCTCGCTA